AACTTTGCTGAATACTCTCCTGTGTTGCCAACTGTACTGCCTGTTTTGATAGCCCAGTCCTTGGCAGAACCAGTGGTGGTGTCTACACCAGTTCCGCCAAGAGCGTAGGCCTTCGAGGAGAACTCTGCATTATCTGCTGTGCCGTTTACTTTTGTTGCCCAGTCTTTTGCGTTACCGCCGTTGGCTGCGCCTGTTACACCTGTGCCTCCAATAGCCCAGGCTTTTGCACTATACTCAGTTCCTGTAATGGCTCCGTTTACTTTTATGGCATAAGCTCGTGCTTCGGAAACATCAACTATCTTTGTTGTGTTGCTGCTCGATGTAAAATTTGATTCGCTAGAAAAAGTTTGTCCTGAAGTTAGCCCGTGTACGATGTACACGTCTTTGATGCTGTCTGTTACTACATCGAAGTTTTGATATGTTGTTGATGAGCTAAATGTGCCTGTGACGTTAAAAAATGTTGTAATGTCCTGATAACCAGCAGTTGCGTTTGCAAACTGACCGACACGAACTTGTATCTTGTCTGTGGCTGGGTCGAATCTAAACTCAAAGTTAGTTGAACGAAATACGCCTGACCCGTCAAAAAGGTCGTCAATCATATCGGGAAGAGTACGTGTACCCTTCTCGGTATTCTCCATGTACGTATCTAAAATGTGTTCCCCTGTCTTAGAGGAACGGAATCGTATCTGTTCGCCTGTTGGTTGAGTTTGTGCCATTAGTTGTAATACCCCAAATCTTTCATCAACTGTATTAGTTTTACTTTAGTAATCTTATACTTGTCGTCCTGACCAGCTCCTTCTAGTGACTCAATCTTTGTTTCTAATTTGACTATGGTTTCTTCCATAGCTGTCATTTTGTCCTTGATTGACTTGTATTCAGACGTCCTCGTCTTGTTCATTTCTGTAAGCTCTAACCCCAAGAGCCTGTCGTTCTCCTCCATCAAGTCAACTATCTTCTTGTCTGTAATGGAGGCTTTGAGTGCTTCTACCTTGCTCATTGTCCTTGCCTCTCTCTTAGTGGAATGAGGTTGCCTTTCTGAACTTCTTTCTGGACGTTCTCATTCGGTTGTACTGATGCACCTCGCATCTTTTCCATAAGCTGCATTTGCTGAGATGGGCTTGGGCCGTCTTGTGCCATCTGGTCTTTCGAGATACGGAACCTGTCCATATCTGTAATGCCCATAGCTCTAATAGCTTCTTCAGCAATCTGACCAGCGTTGTATTCCATATTCAAACCTGTCTGCGCCATAATCTGTAGCATGTTCATCCATGTCTCAGCATTACGTGTTGGTTCGAGTGGTAATGTGCCGTCAATCACAAGGTAATCAATATCGCCTTGTAAATCTTTCTGCACGTCAAAGTCGAGATAGCCGTCTTCAACCATATCGGATAGTTGGTTTGGCATTTCTCTTTCGTCTATTTTAACAGAGCCGTCCATTGATAGACTGTCCTGAATGTTTGATACCATCATCCGCACCATAGGTCGGATGGTGGTAGCTGACATAACACGAGCTAAAACCCCAAGACGTTGTGAGCCTAGTTGTGTTAGACGCTGTATTTCTGTTGCTGTTCGGATGCCGTCTGATGTTGGCATACCTTGTTGTGCGTCGGATGCTGCTGATACTCTTTGCTTGAGTTCAGACATTGCTGCAATATCATTGAAGTGACCACGGGTTACGTCTGGAACCTGTGCAATAAATACACCGTCCCCAGGCTTTGTACCTGGCAATGTTCTGACAACGCCCCAAGGATTCCTGTCAATTAGGTCAGGAACACTTACCTGTGTTGGGTCAACAAATATCAGATTGTTAAGTGCTGCACTAATGTTGTCGATACGTGAACGCATCAGGTATGTAGCTATATCGTGCATCGGCAAGATAAGGTCGTAGAGTGATTGACCATACGTCTTGTGCGAGTCTTGGTATAGACCACCGATAACAGCTGGCATCTGTCTGCCGTATGGGTTGAGCTGGAATCGGATGACTACGTTTTCGTCTAGTATTGTGATGACTAGGAATATCTGGTCGATTGTAGGTATGTTGATTTCGTGACCAGATAGACGTACCCACGCTTCGTCTACCACCCGTGCGTCGCCAAGTGTGAAATATGCGTGGTCGAATCTTTCTCTTTGGTTCGGTGCAGACGGGTCTATTGATAGACCTCTGCCTTCTTCTCTATGAAACTGGTGTGCGCTCCAAGCATTTCGTGGTGGTGAAATCTTGTGACGTAGGGCTGGGAACATCTTTAGCTTCGGATACATTCCGCTGTATAGAAGCGAGTTGAAGCTGACGTAGTCTGAGAAGACTATGTACTGCATGTTGTCCCAGTCACCCCAGTTTACTCGTGGGTCTGGGAAGCAGCGCCTTGGGTCAAAGTTAATCATACGATTTTGATTTGTCCCAGAGTCCCAAACTATTTTCGTAGGAGCGAACCCGTAGCGTATGCTATCAAGGAGAAGTTGGGCGAGACGTGCTTCACCAGCCGTTCTTCGCATCTGCTGATGCAATACTCTTTCCAGAATCATAGATGATTGTCTGGACTTTCTATTGAGACCTTCAAGCTGAAACATCGGGTTTCTGCCTGATAGTGCTGCCATCATGTATGTAAGAACCGTATCGGCGATAGCTCTGGTATCGGCGATTACAGCTTTTTCTCTGAAATCTGTAGTGTCTGGTGGTACGTAAACATCATGGGCTCGGTCTGCTTCCGTCCAATGGTCGTACCTTTTTCTGATTTTAAAGTAAGACATATCGACCATAGACTTTACATAGTCTACGATTCGTCTTTCTTGCTCGTCTGACAATCGGTGAGATATGTCTTGGTAGTTAATTAATTCTTCTGCAAATTCAGAAAGGTCAACAACCACACCTTCATTCGGGCCTGATACGTACTCAGCGTTTCTGTATCCAGAACCAGAATTTATTGTCGTTCTACTTTTTGGGCCACCTACACTCATAATATAAACTATACTTTCTGTTATTAACTTGGTCGTCCTTAAAGACCCCAACCTTTCCATTCATGTGCTTTTTTATCAATTCGTTTGGTTAAGGAATCTCCAAGAGATTTTATGTTGGCATTGTTTAATGACTGTGAAGCATCTGTGTGAAGGCTCCAAGCATCGGGCGAAATAGATGTTCTTGACAGGACATCAACAGCTATTGTCATAGCATCAACTTGGTCATCATGGTTTCCTCCAGGGAATGTTACTGTTTCGTCTATGAATGAATCTAACCATTCTGCCTGTTCTGGAATAAATATTCGTCCCCCTTCTATCAAAGGCAGTATAGCGTTGACTCTGGCTACCTTATCATGGACTACCTTGTAAGGGATTACAGACATACCACTTTCACGTTTTAGTTCTTGCAGTATAGATTGACCAGAGGCTTTGTCTTCAATGTACATAGCTCGGAGTCCTTTGCCTCGCCACCTGTTGTTTAGACGGACTAGCATTTGCTTTAGCTCTGGAAAGTCGTACTTGCCTCGTATGATGTCTACTATATATATGTCACCGTTTTTATCCATGCCAGCTACTACAGCTACACTATAGTCAGCTGTCTCTGTTTTCTTGAAAGCCGTATCGACGCCAATAACTAAAGTTGTAAAACTTTCTGGTGAAAGGTCTTTGGGATACTTTTGCCACCATTCTGTTTTTATAATGTTACCACCTTCGATGTATGGGCGCTGCTGGTATAGAGATGCAAACTCTCTGGGGTTTAAACGCTCACGTCGCTTTAGGTCTTCAAGGCTGAAGCGTTCGGGCCATAAAGATGCTTCGTCGTGAACATCTACTGTACGCTTGCCAGGGGCGAGCTTTGCTAGTTCCCCTGGTTCGATGTACCTAGAATCGTCTTCTGGTAGCTCACGACGGCTTATTTTGCCACTACGAACTGTTTTTATTGCTTGGAAGTTGACGTGCTTCCATCTTCCTTCTTCCCAGTCCTCTGTTTGTTGGAGTCGTCCAGCTAGGTCATCTGGATGCCAGCGGGTCAGGATTACTATTTGTTTTGGTCTCGTGCCGTCCTGTTCTGGCTGAAGACGTGTGGCTAGTGCTGATGTGTAATAGTTCCATGTCTTGTTGCGCTGAGTCATAGACTCGGCGTCCTCACGGGATTTTACTGGGTCATCCACTATAAGAAGATTGGCGGGACGACCAGAGGTCGTACCCCCAATACCTACAGCAAAGTATGCACCGTTATCTTCGGTACGCCATACGTCTGCTGCTCTACTGTCCTGTGATAATTTAAAGTCAGGGAAAGCTTGAGGTATTGCTTTGTCTTCTACCACTCCACGTATCTGTCTGCCGAAGTCTGTGGCGAGCTGTGAGTTGTAAGAACAAGACATGACGTAACGAGATGGGTTACGAGCCATGAAGTAAGAAGGGAAGTATATTGTGCCGAAAGTTGATTTGGCGTGACGTGGTGGCATTGTGATGAGAAGGTTGTCAGCACCCAGCTCACCTTTTTCTAAGTTGTCTAATACTTCTATTAGCTCTTCTTGAAAGTCTGCAAGCTCCCAATCAGGTTGCATAAGTTTTACGAAGCCACGGAATGAGTCACTGGCGTCACGTAATCGCAGTAAATATCTCGCAACTTCCTGTTGCGTTGGTTTAGCCAAGACGTTTCCTTAATAGTTGGCTGGACTTTATCTCGTATTTGAGACCAGAGTCCACAACTGTATCCGACATTATTGTAAATATGTGGTCAAGCACTGCTGCTTTGCGTTTTTCTGGCGGAACATTCTCTAAATTAATTTGTTTCATAGCCGAAGCGAACTGTTCTAGCGTAATTCTGGACTGAATTGCGTCCTTTCTTTGGTTTTTAATTAACATCTTCTACATATTCTCCTTCAATTTGTTTGGTTCCAGAAGCAATCTGCTCCAATTCTGAACGAGACATCTCGGTTAAGTTCTTAATCTCATGTTCGTGCTTGTGATATGCAGCGTTTAGGTCTGGAACTACTTTATTTAGTAGCATGCCAAAGACCCTTGCCTGTGTTGGCGTCCATTCTTTGCCGTGCATCACCACTTCATTGGCTATTACAATCTGGTCTTTTACATATTGCGCTATATTACTACGTATTTGCGCCGATTGCTGGGGCGTTAGTGGCTTGTTTTCTACTGTAGCCATGACTGATTTCATGTCTTTCACACTTCCTTTGGCTGTTCGGCACTCCCAGGAACAGTATTTAGCCCTATCCATGTGGCTTGGCTTTACATAAAAGTCCTTTTCGCACCGTTCGCACTTCTTTGTACTTCTTTTTTCAGACGTTTTCAATTTTTGCTCCGATTATTTGTTGGGTAGGGGAGGTGAC